AAATACAAGAACAAGTATCGCCAGTAGATAAAGTTAGCCAATCTTTACACATGTGTGTATATGGTCAACAGAAAACTGGTAAAACTAGATTTGCTTGTTCTGGTCCAAAACCAATTTTGTTTATGGCTGAACCGGGAATGATGACGGTAAGAAATGTACCAGATTTAGTCCTGTATCCCGTAGACAAAAAAGGTAAACCACAAAAAGTTACATGGAAAAATGCCTACGACTTTTTGTATTACCTTAAGTATGCAGACCACAATAGAGAAACAGTGGTCATAGATACAGTAACAGCTTTGGCCCGTACTTGTATGAGGTTTATCCTCAAAGATGAGGAAAGCAGAGATACAGAACGGATGCCAAACAATCCAACTATGCAAAGTTGGGGTAGATTAGGTCAATCCATGAATGAATTTATGGAAGAACTATCTGCTGTATGTAGGACAAAAGGTATGAACTTAATATATGTAGCACAGGAAAGGTACCTGAAAGAAGATAAAGACTTCTCAGGTCCTGACATTGTGCCAGATGTGTCGCCCTCAATAAGGTCAACACTTTGCGAAATGCCAGATATTATAGCCAGAACTTTTGTAAGAGAAGGAGAATTACCAGCTAATTCACCATTAACTGCGGATGCACCAATTGAATACGGAATGGAATTCAGAAGTGCCAAAGCATTAGTGGGTGAAAGAATTACCACTGGTGATAATCCGGTATTGCCTAATCAGGCATTTAATGTAACAGTTCCAAAACTACTTAATAAATTAGGAGGTAAGTAAAAATGGGAGAAATAAATATTCAATCCGAGAATAAACTACAAGTTGATTTTTCAGGGGTTGAATCCAAGAAAAAGGTCATAATACCAGAAGGTAATTATCCCGCAATAGTTGTAGAGGCGAAAGCTGAAACTTCTAAAGCGGGTAATCCTATGGTAGTATGGGTCTTTAAAATAGACGGGGGTGAATATAATGGACAAAAATTCTATTATAATACTGTTTTATTACCGCAATCATTGTGGAATTTTCGTAACACCCTAGAGGCATGCGGTGTAGCTATTGAAGGTGAAGGTGCAATGGATATTCCATTGGACAAGCTTAAAAATAGAAAGTGTGCCTTTTCTATAGTAGACGGTGAATGGGATGGACAGAAAAGGTCTGAGGTTAATGATGTTTTTAACCGCGATTTATTATCTGAAACCCCGGTTGACAATAGTCCTTCTATAGAATTATAATAAGATTGCTACCTCCTCTCTCGTAGCAAAGTTAGGGGGCAATACTTAGTATTGCCTCCTACATCTTAAAAAAAAAAATGGAGGTTGTTTTAAAAAATTGTGAAGGTTGCAAAAGACCACTCCGAATTGTGGAAACTGGTAGAGTTAAAAAAGCTTTCTGCCAAAGTCCTATAAATATATGTAGCCTATCACTAAAAACTTTTACTATAAAGGGGAAAAATGGGAACTAGAGAAAATGTTATCCACCGAGAAATATTAAAAACTTTAAGGTCTTACGGCGGTACATGGATTAAGATACATGGTAATGCCCAACAAGGTGCTGGTATAAGCGATATAATTGGCTGTATCAATGGAAGATTTGTGGCTTTTGAAGTCAAGAGACCAGATGGATCTCATGGATTAAGTCCAAGACAAGAATTATTTTTACAGAAGGTTTCAGATTCTGGTGGAGTAGCGGCTGTAGTTACCAGCCCACAAGAGGTAATAGAAATCCTAAAAATAAAGGACCTATTATAAAAGGTCTATAAGTAAAGCCCAACCTTATTCCTTTGGACTTTACTTAATATTTATAACCGCTTTTCTTTTTCTTGCGGTTTTTTCTTTTTTTCTTACTTGGCAATTTGTTTCTTAGCAAATTCTTTGATTACAACTAGAGCCGCACCTCCGCCTGAAATGGCAGCTATTTGTAATGCACTTGCATCCAATCCAACTAAAGGACTGATTGCTAAAGCCCCAATAAAGGCTTCCACAAAAGTCCAAATAGTTTTTTCTAGCATATCTTTTAATTCTTCCGACACATTCACCCCCTTTATTCGATAACTCCATGCTTCATTCCAAAAGGTATAATCTTTATCCTTTTTAAATGTTCCGTCTTTGTTCCTTCCACGATATTTCTCAAACAATTATATCACCTCTATTTTATTTACCCTATCTTTGGAAACTAAACATGTTAAGGTCCCGGGATCCGAGACCAAAGCATGAGTATTCTCTGCCCATCTACTTCCCCCATCCATAGAAGGAGCTTGTAGAAATAAAGTATTATACTCTTGGACAGCAGACATGTGGTGGAAATGTCCTGATAACAAGACATCACAACCATCTGCTGGTAACTTAGCTAATGATTGTAGGGCTAACCATTTCTTCTGCTTATCAAAAGATACAGCTCCTCCTGACCTAAATTGATGACCATGAGCAAACACAAATTTGTTTCCTCTTATCTTTGTTACCACAACTAATTCATCGTTAGGTATTTCAAATTTTACATGCCCATAGGCTTTTTTATTCTGAGATAAAATAGCCTCTAATATTTCAAATACATGAACATCCCAGTTATCACCAAAGGTAGTAAAAGCTTTACCATTCTTTCTTACCTCCCCATGATTTCCAGGGACACATGATACGGTAATAGAATTAAATAGTGGTGCCCATTCTTCTAGGCATTTTAATAATAAGGTCCAAGCCAATCTAACTTGATTCCTCATATCTAAATCTACTGAGAAAGTTTGCATGGCATAATGACCTTCACAACCTTCTACCATATCCCCTAAACCTACAATATATAAATCATCTATTTCATGACCATTTGATTTTAGTTCCTCTATATGAACCTTAAAATCATCAATCATTTTTAGTATTCTTTTGGTAATCATTTTAGTACCTCTACCATCTGACTTACCTAACTGCCAATCTGATAGGGCAACAACTAGAGTGGAATCACCTTTAATAACTTTTTTGTGAGGTTTATGATTTTTAACCTCTTTAATAATGTCATCATAATAATCCTTTTTCTCTGGTATTTTTTTGATTAACCTTAATTTGTAGTAGTGTAACTTTTCTACATGACTACCCATATTAGTATCCCAACTTCTTACTTCTACTGGGTCTAATATATAATAGTCATCAGGATCCAACCCTAAAGATTTGATATGTTTATCTATATCTGGATCCACACTTTTCTGTGTGCTTAACTCTGCTCCCTCATTACTACTAATGCTATACCTCCTGGTCCTTCGTAACCACTTGGTGGTGACCATGATTTGAATTGTAAATCCTCAATCCTCACAGTTGCCACTGGATTACCATTTGGTAAATGACTACCTGGGTCTTGGAACTTGATTATTCTACCTGTTCTATAAATATCCATTAAATCATTTAACCTCTCTTGACTATAGCCTGCATGTCCAAATGCTTGGCCATTGTTTGATACCATTGTATCATATAACATTATAGGAACAAAGTACCTATACCTTCCGGGTACTTTAGGTTCTGCTCTTACTCTCCACTCTAATAACTTAGGGGTAGCAGTTGCACTTGTGGTTTTTAATATAAGTTTTAATTCAAACCTTGAAATATCTACATCTATAGCTTGTTCAATAATACCATCTACTCTATGGGTTATTACAGTATCAGCCTCAAAATCTGATAATAAAACTTCATAAGAACCAGTTACATCCTTTTTAATTTCTACATCAAACAAGCCAGTACCTTTAAGCATGGCGTCAAACCCTCTTAATGTTTTAACTTCAAATGTACCATACCTAACTTCTCCTGTTTCAAGATTACCACTAGATACATAATTTGTGGCATGTTCTTTAATTAATCTACTATCACCAGTACCATTATTTACAGAAAATAATAGTCTACTTCCAAATTGGGCTACGCTAGTTACCTCACCTTGAATAGCATACATAAGGTGGCTTGAAAAAGCGGTGCTAGATAAGTCTATTTTACCTATACCAGAATATGTTCCGTCAAATTTTGTCCAGCCAAAATAAGCATAATCACCATCTAATTCTATTGCCTTTACTTCATAATTTAAATCTTCCTCACTAGATACTAATAAAGAACTAACTTCAAGGGATCCACTTTCATCAACTATTGTGGCTAACCTTACTCCTTTACTTGTACCTATTACTAGAGCTTGACCTAAGTAACCTTTAACTTCATGTATTACTTCTCCCTCAGGGGCTTTATACACACTTATAGGGGCTCCTAGAGTAGAAGTGTTCGCATACGCTAAGTCTTGGGTGGTTAATCTGGTAGCGTAAATCTCTGAAGTTTCACCCGCATAACCAGATACATATATAGCAGGACCTGATTCTGTTATAGCTGACCAAGTCCAATCTACAGTTCTATGTGTGAAGAAAGGATCTGGCGCATCCGTAGTAGTTAAATCTACTTCATATAATCCAGCGTCCTTACCAGCCATTAATCTACCTTTTACAAAACCTATTATTTCTGGATCCAAATTATTTGCTAATGAACCTTCACTAGCCCAACTACCAGAATCTATATCGGCTTTTCTAATATTATTTGTACCTGTCCAACATACATAAATATCTTGACCATCGGTTGTAATTGATACAATATCTTGACCACTACCAGGTCCGCTTAAATCTGTTGCTGTATAACTACCATCCACAGTTGTGGCTCTATATAATGAACCATCTTTTGAATAAAATATGTATCCCCCTGCCACAAACCAATTTAGGTCATCACCAGAACCATTAGCCACACTATCGGTATCTTTCAATAAACTTATTTGTCCATCTGTCCATATATCTATGCCTCTACTTTGTTTAAATGAAAATCTATTGGATTCGGGGGCGTCAAAAACATCTTGGCCTCCGCCTTGAAGAAATGAATGTTGGGCTCTTGTCCACCATTGTTCAAGCGATTGTGCACCTGGTTCATTGGAGGTATCAAATTTTTGTTTCTGGACTCCAATAGATTGAACTGTATAAGACCTATATTCAAATGGGGCTTCATCTTCTAATGTGCTTAATAAATAACCATCACCATCTATACCTACTGACCATAAACCACCAATACCAACGATTGCAGTAAATTCCTCATAAGATAAATCATAAGGTATCTCTTGATTTAATTCAGATTTAGCCAATTAAAAACTCCATCTAGGTTTATAAGAGACCTTATTTTTACATTTAGGGTTTTTACAACTAGTTTCCGTATCATAATCTATGTATGTTACTTCAGCCCCCTCAGTTTCTATCGCATCCGCAATTTTTTTATATATGGATTTATAAGCATTAACAGAAGAACCTATAAACCCATTAGGTTTTACAAGATTACTTTCTTGGGATTGTCCTACTATAAGGCAACCAGAGGTATGTTCATCTGTATTACCTGTATGCCATAAGATATATTCAAACCCTGGTACATCTTGTACCCAAATCATACCTTTATGAAAATTATATTTCTTTTTATACTTTTCATGAAAGCCCCCTACTGTTCTAAGTTTTAACTTATATGTACCGGCGGGGATCCGGGTTTCGTGCATTACTTTGGTA